CATCATCTACAGCGGCAACGGCTCGTGGGCACATCCTGGAGCCCGCCATCGGTGCCCACTACGCGCACCTGAACAACGCCCAGATTACTCCAGGGCCAGAATACGAGGCCGCTCCACTGATTGGTCCTGAACCCTGGATGCATGCCCGCCCAGACTTTTTCGTCACCTGTGAGCAAGGTAAATGGCTACTGGAGATCAAGTCTACCCGTAGATTCGACCACAAGTGGGGCGTGTCTGGTGGAAACAGCGTGCCCCCTTATTACGCGGCGCAGTGTGTATGGCAGATGGCCGTCACCGATGATGAGCGATGTGATCTCGCCGCGTTTGCTACGATCTCAGACGAATACAGGTCCTACAAGATCCACCGAGACAAGCGCCTCGAAGAGAAGATCGTCGGGTTTGCGAGAGACTGGCACGAAAAGCACATCAAGCAAGGAATCCCCCCAGAGGTGGACGGATCGAACGCCTGCTCCAAATCACTGGCCAAGCTCTTCAAGCAAGAGAGCAAAGAGTTTATTGAGCCCCAGGAGTCGCACATCGCTTTGGCCAACGAGCTAAGGCAGGTTCGCGCAGAGTATGCGGAGCTTGAGCGACGAAAGAAGCACCTTGAGAACCAGATAAAGGAATCAATCGGCCCAGCATATGGCATCGCTGGAGTGGCAACATGGTCCCAATCGAAGCCACGGAATCGATTTGATCGCAGCAGCTTTGAGCAACAACACCCAGAACTCGCTAAGCAATACACCATTCAGGGCGAGCCAACACGAACCTTCAGGTTCAACTACACAGGAGAAGACAAATGAGCAACGCACTTCATCCAGCACATCAGTTCAGGAACGTGGTCGAGACAAAGGCCTCAGACTTTTTGCAGGCCATGGTCGGCACTGAAGGTGGCTCACTAGCTGCCGGAAGGGTTGCCCTGGCTTTCCGCCAGGCGGCACAGACAAACGATCGCCTCTATAGCTGTGACCCGGCCTCGGTGGCTCAGGCCGTCGCTCTGTCTGCAATGACCGGGCTGATGCCTGGAGGCCCTCTGCCGGATGTCTACCTGCTCCCTCGCGGCAAGAACCTTCAATGGCAGGTGTCCCACCGAGGCTTCTCAAAACTCGCAGCAAAGAACGGCGTGCGGCTGAGAACTAAAGCTGTGTTCGACACCGACGAGTTCCACGTCATCGAAGGTACAGAGCCAAACCTGAAGCATGTACCAGACCTGAACGCTGAGCAGTCATGGGAAAGCCTCAAGGCCGTGTATGTCGTCGCATTCTACCAGGATGGAACCAAGGACTTCGTCGTCATTCGCAAGGCCGACATCGAGAAGCGGCGGGCAAACTCGGACGCTTACAAGCGCGACAAGAATCGATCACCATGGGGTCAGTGGCCGATCGAGATGGCGCTCAAGACCGGTCTTCGGTATGCGTTCGCTCGCGGCATCGTGCCGATGAACGACGACATGCAAAATGCATATGATCATGATGGTCGGCAGGACACACCAGCCGAGGAACTCAACGTGGTCAACATGAACGAGCAGCACCAGGAGCCGGATACGATGGGCCTACTGTCTGAACAAATTGATGGACTCATCGATGATGTGAAGGATAAAGAGCCTGTACAAGTCCAAAATGAGGACAATAATAAAAAGTCCCTCTTAGACGAATAAGGTAGCCATGGCCCGAGACTACAAAAAGGAATACAAGGAATACCATAGCAAACCGGAGCAGAAGAAGCGCCGGGCGGGCCGCAATGCTGCTCGACGAATTATGAAGATGGTTGGTCGAGTCAAGAAAGGCGATGGCAAGGATGTCCATCACAAAGATGGGAACCCAAGAAACAACTCGCGCAAGAATCTCAAAGTAGAGAGCGCATCGAAAAACAGATCACGTAAGTGAACCAGGAGTATGAGAATGAGTCTCTTTGATGAAGCAGAAAAGGCCCGCAACCCATTCGGAACACGGATGGAGACGGCCAGTAAAACAACCAAGGTGTCGTACATCAACCAAACATCTGTTTTCCTGCGTGTGCTGGCCGAGGTCGTTGAGTCTCGCAAGCTTCCCGCAGCCAAGGCAAAAGAGGTCGAATCCTACCGGACTCGACTTGGAGACTGCCACTGGGGCCTTCACCTACTGCAAGGCAAGGTGAGCGAGGATGGGTGGCCTCGCATCGTATCCAGCGCCATCGATGGCATGTTGAAGACGATCAAGAACAGTCAGCCGAATGGAACCTGGGAGATCCTCGACCACGATGTCAAGATCGAGAAGAACGAGCACAATATCGAGCAACTGTTCTTTGTGGTCAAGTTCGTTGACATCGAGAATGCGCCAGAGCTTGCGTACCAAAACGGAGTTCCGGTCACGACAACCGTCAATGTCACCAACAGCCCGATCCCTGAAGAGGTGATCGAAGCACTGTCCTCAAAGAACACAGACGACAGCGAACTGAAGGACATGATTAGGCAGTTGGTTGGCGCACTGGCAGCAAACGCTACAAGCCAGGTTGCTGTTCAAGCGGAGCCCCCCAAGCCAGTCGAGGCTGCGGAGCCCGAGCCAGTCGTGTTTAGCGACTAGACACGATGCCGTTGTATCAGTTCGTATGTGAAGACTGCGGCGCAAAGAAAGAAGTACTGCAAGCGTTCGGGGATCCAAGCCCCGTCTGCTTGCAGTGCTCTTCTGAGATGACTCGGAAGATTGCTGCCACCAACTTCAGCCTCAAAGGCGAGGGCTGGGCCAGGGATAACTACGGACTGAAGAAAAAGTAATGGGGTGAGGCGCCACTGGCAGGTGCATCGGGTTGTTACCCCGAAGGTTGTTGGTTCGAGTCCAACCGCCCCAGCTTCATAAATTGGAGAGATCATGGCTGATCACTCATTAGACGACATTGTCCATTCCATTCAGTCTGCCGTCATCGCTGCCACAGATATTGCCGAGCGCCATGAGCTTGACTCGATTACGAACGAGGAGTTCTGGGAGCAAAAGACTGATGATTCCGGGGAGCCACTTAATGATGAACATGGAAGGCCCATTTATGTACCTCGCATGGTCGTCATGGAAATCCCAACATGGGAAGATGGAGTACTGGTACACAAGAGAGTTCCGGTCCCCCTCCAGTCGCTCACGACGGGTCAAAGCCTGCGTGTGGATACGCTTGAAGTGGAGATGTCTGTTGAGATCTCTGGGCTTACGGCGGACAAGAAGAAAGGCAAGTTGATGGTCCGGCCTTGTGCCAACACTCCGTCATGGTTCAAAAAGCAGAACAATGCTGCTAAGGTAAAGCTGATTTTCAAGGGCAGTGAACCCCCTGAAGGTTATGCAAGAATCGATGACCAGCTAATAAAGCTGATTCCATAGGAGTAAATGATGCCAGATCAACTTGTAAAGATGTCAGACCAGTTCGGTGGTCTTCCCATGGACCAGCTTATCGGTGGCCCACTTAAGGCCGCCTGTAGCGCTCAGACGCTACTCGCCAAGGCTTCCAGCGACTTCATCAAGGATGTCGGACTGAACGATGCCGGTGGTGGCAACATGAGCGCCCGCACGGTCGACTTCAGCTTCAACCGCCCCACTACGGCTCCTGATGGCTCTACATCACTGGAGAAGGTTGATCTACAGGTCCCACTTCTGGCCATTATCAACACGCCCTCGCTCTCTGTGAAGGAGGCTGAGGTCCGCTTCACTATGGAAGTGAAGTCATCGACATCCAGCAAGACGACATCGGACACGAAGGCTGAGCTTACTGCGCACGCCAAGTACAACGCTGGCCTGTTTAGCTGTGATGTGACCGTTCACGGCTCCGTAGCCAACCACAGCGAGAACAGCCGCAAGAGCGACAACAGCGCCAAGTACGATGTCAAAGTGGTCGCGCGTGATGACGGCCCGCCAGAGGGCCTGATGAAGGTTCTGGATATGCTCAACGACGCCATCGCGCCTACCCCTGCTGGCGCGACACCGGCTAAAAAGAGCTAAGCGGCCCCCCTGCGCCCCCCCACCCACATCGTCTGATCCCATGCTCGGGGTCAAGCATGGGCGATTCCTACCGGGTGGGGGGCCAGGGTTTACTTTTGGTAACCTCAGATAGGCTGGGGCTGCCAACTAATCCCGTGGATTAAACCTGACCCCGCTTGAGAGTCACGACTTGAGCGGGGTTTTTTATGTGAGAAGTACATTGATATGGCGACAAGTAAGAAGATGCACAAAATCAAAGAGCGCAGGAAGCCATGTTTCCTACTCTTCTGGAAGAAGGCGCCGGAGCCTACGAAAACGCTTTGCGGCAGACCACTGGAAGACGTATTTCACAGCCCAGATCGGATGGCTATTACTTGTAAGTCTTGCCGAAAAATCATGAACGCAGTAGACTAATCTCTCACCAGTATGGTGAGTGGGTAATGAAGAGGAAGCTGGCAGGGAGCGTGGGGCTCTCTGTCAGTTTTTTTTTGGTAGAGTGACCTATGGCTCGATGCGGACGATGTGGCTTCTACAAGCCTTACGATGGCGCTAGCAAACAGGCAGGCGTCTGCTTGATGTATCGAGGCCTACAGGTTCCTGAGGACGCTCTGTGGGAGCATCGGAAGTGCCCTGAGTACACTCAGAAGATTCCTGATTGGACGCCTGAGCAGCACTTCGAGTTTGAAGTAAAGAGACATGGTGTTGAGCGCAGTTGGCGTGCCAATAGACGAGCGATGATCTTTTCTTCTGCGGCATTGTTAGTCTCCATCGTGACGCTGATAAGTAAGCTGATTTAGCTCTTCTCAACGATCTCGAACAACTCGTCGACGCGCTTCTTCATACGCTTGACCTTACGCTCGACATCGTCACCGTCGAAGTCAGCAGAGATACTAGATGTCTTCTTCTCGATGCCCGCAACCTTCGACTTGAGTTCGCCCAACTCAGCGAGTATCTG